GGCGAATGGCTTCGACGATTTCAGCCTCAGTCTTGTCAGTTCCGAATACCCAGCGCGCCGCGGTGAGAAGTCGCTGGTAGTCTGAATCACTGATGACAACGGTTAGGTTGATTTGAGCCATTATCGAATCTCCCAGTGAGGGCGCATTTCGTAGAGGTCAGGGCGTTCCTCGGGCGTGAAGTCCTTTGCCGCAGGATGGTTGCCGCCGACACAGAAGAAGACGTGGCAGTAACCGCGATCCTCTCCCGCGTTATGCAGGGTTTCGCAGTGACGACAGTAGAGCTTGTAAACGTCCGGTTCGCCTTTGTCGGCTTCGAGCTGCTTTGAATACCATGCCTCAATGTCGAGGTTTTCTTTGCGGCGGCAACAATCGAACTTGGCCCTTGCCTTCAAGGTTTCAAGCCACTTCATCTTGTTGCAGGCCATCAGTTGCGGAATAACCTTCAGCACAGAGACCCTCGCACAGGCGAGAATGTGTTCCGAGCCGAGTGGAACATAGGCAAGGGTCTGCGGGGTGTTGCGTTGGAGCTGGTTCATCCGGCGACGATCCTGTTGCCCTCGCGCCCCAGAAGTGAGACGGTGGGGTCGATGTCGAAGAGGCGGAAAAGAGCATCGACGTAGGAGACTTCCTGCACGATGTCTGCGATTTCGACGGTGTTGGTCTGGGCGGTCGAAGCGACGACAGGGAGGTCGGAGAAGGAACGGAAACGAGCGAACTCGGTGTTCACTCGGGCCACAACCAGCTTGCGATGTTCATCGGATATCATCTTGAGGTTCCTTATGCGAGGGTGAAAACAGAAGCGCCGAAGTCGAGGGTGAAGGTCTCACCGTTGCCTACGGCGAACGTCGCACCGTAGTCCCAGGAGATCATCAGACGATCGGTGATCGAGGTATCGTTCCAGATCGAAACGTACCGAGCGGTGGAAGTCCAGTCGGCGGCGCCGGCAGTCCAGGTGAAGTCGACGGCGGTGCAGGTGAACGTACCACCGGTTCTCGTTCCGTCATTCTGCGTGTCGCCCGAGGCGTAACCCGTGCCTGTGATCTGCGTGATGTTGGCAACGGAGACATCGGTCGATGGAACTGGCGCGTCGGTATGAATCGATGCCATCACTGTATCGTTCGTGCCGAAGAGGTCGTGAAGCTTGTTCGAGAGGTCTTCGACGAAGGTTTCGTACTTTACTGCTGTTGCCATGGGAGGCCGCCTTTCAGGTTAAAGCTTTCATGCGGACAGTACCGCGGGAGGGGGGTTTGGTAGTGGAAGTAGTACTCAAACAGAGGGAGGAACAGAAGGAAAAGAATAACCGCGGTGAGAGCTGCGATGAGATGACGACGCACCTGGTTCACTTGATTGCCCTCACCCAATCAGCCAGATAACCACTCAACACGATGTAGGCACCGATCACTGCGCCGAGCCAGAGGATGACCTTTCGAAACAAGTCCCCAAGCATCCCGAGATTCTCAATCGCCTCCCAGTACTTCACCATCTTTTCGATTTTATCGAAGTCCCCTTTGTCCCACATGGCTTTCACCTTTGCGAGTCCTGGGTGTTCCTTCTCAGTCTCAGTTTCCACTGGCGCCTTCCCCGAGTATCTCACCCATATAGCACACTTTCCTCTTTCGCGCAAGACCCATACCGTTCGCCCGACGAACCGCCCATACTTTAACTCGGCTTTGGGAAGTGTTTTGAGTTTAGGTATGGGTAATGGAAACTGTAATAAATTTGCGAGGGTGGTGGGAGGGGGGTGGCGGGGTGTCGGTCTCGCCGGGGTGGGGTGCCCGCGCGCAGGAAAAGTGGGGGGTGGGGGCAGGTTTTTCCCTTTGCGGCGCAGCCAACGCAAGCGAATAAAGCTCGCACAATGGGCCATATGGGCCAGCCTTGCCTTATTTCTGCCACATTGCTAGTGTCTTATGTCCTTACGGCGCACTCCGCGCCGCAACAAGGAGACCTAAAATGTTTGCAATCACTTTTGACGCTGGCAAGAACGTGGCCTTTGAGCTTTCGGCGGAACAGGTCACGCAGCTAATCGGGCACGCAAATGTGCACCAGCATGTGTTTATGATCGGGCTTAAGAACATTCTGCAAGATTGCCATGCCAGCATCACACGGGAAGATTATGAGAGCGACGAGGCTTGGATCGCGGCAAAGCGCGAGAAGGCCATGCTCAAGCTTGGAGCCATGATGAATGGCGAATTGCGCGGGCAGAGTGGTGAACGGAAGGCAAAGGTTGACAGCTTCACGACGTTTGCGCGTCGCCACATTCTGAGCCTTCTGACGAAAGAGCGCCGCAAGGAACTGGCAGAGCATGACGATAAGGGAGCCAGCGTTCTGGATGCATTGTTCGCCAAGAACGAGGCCGCGCTTCGCCCCATCGTCCAGGCTCAGATGGAAGCAGCGCAAAAGTATGAGGAAGAAAAGGCCAAGCTTGCAGCGAGCCTTGATCTGAGCCTGTAAGCCGGGTTTCTGCCGGAGCCGCGCGTTTGGTTATGCGCGCGGCTCTAGCGGCAATCCCGCCGAAAAGGAGACCTATCATGTTTCTGCTTTACAGAACTATACGCGCGTCCGGTATGGATGATACTTCGCGTTATCCAATCGGCGTAACTGCACATTTGACCATGAAAACAGTCCGGCAAGAATTGGCTGATATTCAGGCAGATTTGCCGAAAGGCTATGAGTCAGTGTGGCGCATCATGGATTTTAGCCGTAATGGTGGATGGTGCGACGAGTCGCCAATGGCGTGGAAAATCATCAAGTCTGAAGCGGCAGATGCATTTGATGGATTGATACGGGAATAACTCTCAATACCCATAGACCCGCCACGGCACACAGTCACGCCGTGGCGGGTTTTTTGCGTTCTGGGCCACATGGATGCCCGGACGAAAGATCGCCGCCCCCGCGCGTCTAATGGGCGTCCAGGGCCATTCCCTCATTTGAAAGCCATTATCCCTGATTTGCCTGATTTGAATATGTTTGTCGATTGCGAGCGTCCGTGGCGGTCCGAACGAGCCAGCTCCAGTTTGGATATGGGCGGTTCTTTGGGCGAACCAGCCATATCATAAACTCGATTGAGTCGCGTCCACAGTGTTATACAGTTAGTTCGCAAGGTTTTTGTCTCTCCCCTTTCTTAAATATATATTTTTTAATAAGACTGAAGAAGAACCAGCCAGATCGAACCTGGGACAGATTGACGACAGTTCTTAACATGGGTGATTCGCACCGTCTGAGCCACACGCAATCGACGCACATACTCAAATCAGGTGAATGAGGGGAAATCATCGCTCAAATGAGGGAAGGGGATGGGTGAACCATATCGTAACTGGAAGAATTAGGTTGCATTTTCAAACGAGAGATGATACTATATGAATACGGCGCACTCCGTTCGTGAGTGAGTCGCAACCTCAGAGGAGACCAATCGATGAAATACCTTCTTTCCAATCCCCCGCGCTTCGAGGCAGAGTCGCCGCTTGGCAATGTCCGCTTCTTCTACTCTCCCGCCGTGGCGACATGGTTTGAGAAGCTGGAGCGTGATTTGATCGACATGCACTCAAAGCGGACGGGAAAGACCGAGACGGAAACCGTAGCCCACCTTATCGCGGAGCGCGGCAATGTCGCGTGATCGTGCGGAAGGGATTGCGATCATCCTCATCGGCCTCGGCGTTTATTTTTGCCTTTGGCTTGCCGCAGGAATGTCGTTCGGACTCTTGGAAATCGCCCACTAACGGAGGAAATGCGATGTCACCGGAAATCTATCAGATGATTGCGTTGAAGGTCGGACTTCGGACCTACGCCCGGCACAAGATGATCGTCAACAGGTGCTGGACGCCCAAGCGCATGATGGCGACCGCTGCCCGACTCTGCGAACAGTCCTTCAAGGCCCGCGATTACGAAGGCGCGGCAAAGGCACTGGAACGCAAGCTGGAGAAGCTGAAGGCGGAACACGATGCCCGCGCTGCAGCGGCCCGGACCCTCGGCACCGAATTCGGGAGCACGATGTAATGCGGCATACCTACGTCACGGTCAAAGCCCATCGCCGCAGGACGAAGTACAAGACCGCGCCCAAAAAGTGGCGCAAAGTTCGTTCCTACCTTCGCCGCGCGGTGAAGCGATAAGGGGAAAACCTGACCGCCATCCTTTCGAGGGTGGCGTGTGGGCAAGTCCCAAAGGAGACCTAAATGTACGTTAATCCAATCGGAAAGCGAGCGTTGAAGAATGCTTGCGCATTCCAACAGTCCGGACGGGACTGGCACGATCTTGCCAGAACTTACGTCGATGCCGGGCTTTTCGGCCTCGTCGCCATGTGCCAGAAACACGCGGCCAGCTGCTATGCCTCGGCCCGCGAAATCATGAGGAGCGAAGAATGAAGACCTATCGCCTCCAATCGTCCAATCTCGTCCACACCCCAGGCATCATCGCTTGGGCCATCAACGGCTACGCCTTCAAGAAGGACCGGAAGCGTATCCGCGAGATCGTTTCATCGTCCTACTCCCTTCCGCCCGCAGTGACCGACGATCTTCTCTCCGGGAATATCAAGTACTTTGTTGAAAACGAAACTGTCATTTTCACGGTGAAATCGTGAAGGAGGTACTCGTCAAACATTGGGAAGCCCAAGGCCAAGTCTTTGCGCGAAAGGAAGACGCTCAGTTCGCTGAATTCCGCGCATTCCTTATGGATGTCATGGGGCACTACAACGAGGACTCAATCTGCTTCCTTTGGGAACACAGGAAGCAAATCATCAACTTCATCAACGAACTCGAAAAGCAATAAGGAGACCAACTAATGCTTTATCTTCAGAACAAGGGCGAAATCGAACGGGGCGCACTTTCCCTCCTCGGCGCTTCCACCAAGTCCGGCGACCAGATCGGAAAGTTTGGTTCCGGCTTCAAGTACGCACTTGCCACGCTCATTCGTGAGGGAATTGATTTCAAAATCTATTCCGGCCTCACCGAAATCATCATCACCACTGAGATCGAACGGTTCCGCAACACCGAGTTTCGTGTTCTGGTGATCGACGGAGTTCGTACCTCGATCACGACGAACACCGGACCGGAGTGGACCGTGCGCGACGCGATCCGCGAGATTTGGTCCAACGCAATCGACGAGGGTGACGGGAAGAAAACCATCGCCCAGGCAATCGAACTCTCGCCAGGCACCACAACAGTCGCTATCTCCACCGAGCATCGCACCGTGAAGGCTATACTCACGTCATGGAACCTTTTCTTTGTCCATGATGTCGAACCACTCGCTAAAACGCCGTACGGCCGCATCCTCGCGCAGTCCACGACGAACTACTTCCGCCGGGGCGTTTGGATTTGTGAGGACCGGGAGATGCCCGGCCAATTCAGCTACGACTTCCACGACATCAAACTTCCCGAGTCGCGGAAGATCAAGTCAATGGCGACGACCTATGAAGTTTTCCGCGTTCTCGAGTGCTGCGATGACGTTCGGGTCTTCCGCCAGCTCCTGACCAACCTCGACAGGAAGACGATGGAATGGTACACGATGAACTACTACGGGACCGTGGCCGGAGTCGGAGCCAACGCATTGCAACGGGCCTTCTACGAGTCCTGGGATTTCGTCGGCAACAAGAAGAACAAGGACTCGGTGGCGAAGATCGCAGGCACCCGTCGTGTTCTGTGGCTCGATGACTGGTTTCTTTCCATCTTTGTTCGCCTCGGCATCAAGAAGATCGAAACCGAAGTTTCGTATGACGATGTGTACGAAGTCCTCGATTGGCCCATCGGCTACCAAGAGCAGCTTGACCCGCTGCTCAAGAAGCTCGCCGATTGCGGCATCAACTACGAACCGTTCAACATCGTCTATGCTAAGGTCCGCGATATAGATGTCGAGATGATCGCTATGGCGGACCTGAAACAGAAGCGCTGTGTTCTGACCGACCGTGCCTTTGAGGCTCATCCCGACATGCTCGCCAAGGCGCTCGTGGAAGAATGGACCCATCTCGAGCATAATGTTAATGATTGCACTCGCGATCAGCAGCATGTGTATCTTAACCTCATCGTCGATATGATGAAAAGGATCAAGTGAATGGCAGAGAAGGTAGAAGTCTATAAGACAGTGGATGGAATTCTTTTTCCAACTGAAATCGACGCAGTTCGTCATGAATTCAAATTGAATGTCAGGGAGATATTCAAGCAGGAAGGTCTGACGATCGAAGAAAGCCACGTCGAAATCATCTGGCTTCGCCGCTTCGACATTGTGAGTGAAGCGTTATTCGTGCGGCGGAAAGAGATTTGAAAAAGACATCCCCTCGCGATGGGCTGATCGAGGCGCTTAGCGTCCCGGTCGCCCTTATTCTCGTTCCCCTTCTCTTGTGGGGATTTGGCAAACTTCTGGAGTTGATCGCAAGTGCAAATTGACCTCGACAATCACGGTTGCATGGTCATCAGTGATGAAGCTGATGGCTATCGCCTTGTCCTTCGCCCGGTCGGGCGCACCGCCGAGTTGATCTACAAAATCCTCGTTGAGAGGAAGATGGGCAGATCGAAACTCGGCCAAGCGGGTGCGCCGATCCAATCCACGATCAGTCTGAATGACCAGATCGATCTCATAAAGAAACGCAAAGCCGAGGAACTCGTTCGTTCTCTCCCCGGCGCAGATGTGGAGTTGGACCTCTAATGCCCCTTCCCAAAAACCCAACAGCCTACGCGCACGTCAAGCAAATCCTCGACGCCGCGCTTCCCCATGCCAAGTGCGTGTTTACGCTTCCTTCCCGCGAGGCAGCGGTTAGGTGGCGACAGGAAGCTTACTACTTCCGCCGTCTTTCCGGCAGTGATGTCTATGCCGATCTTATGCTTCGCCTCGACGGGCCAAAGGTCATCATCGAGCGAAAGCATGTTGTCGGCAAGCTAACGACTCATGACGGCACCGTCATCGAGCCGCTGGCAATCGCGCCGGAAGTTCAACTCGAAGAGGCAGAGAAGTTCGCCTTTAACTTCGCTAAGAAACTTGGACTGGAGGTGGATGATGACCTTTGATCGCACAGGTAAACGCTGTGATCGTTGCACCTTCTGGTGCGCTATTTATGTGAACAATCCGCAATCGACAGGAACATGCCGCATCAATCCGCCGCAAGTCTTTTTTTACGGCGTCCGCGACACCGCCTGGCCGATCACTTCCGATAATCACTGGTGTGGAAAGTTTGAAAGGAAGCGGGAAGATGAATAGCCTTCTTGATAAGTGGCGGCAGCACGTCGAGGTTCATAAGTTCACCGGACCCACAGTTAAAATTCTCAAGATCGACGATGACACCTGGGCCATCTTAGATCACGAATACAACCTCGTTGATGTCTGTACACAGCGGGCACTTAATGAAGCTGTTCCAGACGTCAAGCATCCCCCGCAGCGCGAACGCCCGAAGCCGCAGCTCTTTTCCTTCGATTTCGAAACAAACAAAGCCACTCCAATCAACGAAATCAACACCGAAGGTCTTGACCTATGAAGTTCTACGGAGTCTATCACATTCCTTCTTCCTCCCTCTTCCCTTTCATTCGGGCAGGATCAACTTACTACGACTTCAACAGCCCACCTAAGCGGGCGAAGCACAAAGACCCCCTTCCCCCACGTCTATTTGAGTCCAAGCGTCTCGCCAAACGCTACATCACTGAGTACTGCAAAGGCATTCGGTCCAACGGCGAGGAACAATTCGGTGCTTTCTACACTCCTCCCTTTGGCCCGCCGCGTAAGGTCGAAGACTTCACCATCGTAACCCTTTCAATCAGGATGTCAAATGTCTAAAGGCAAAAAATCCCCTGATCAAGTAGCCTTAGAACGAAAAGCGCGCTGGCTACGATACGGAATTATTGGTCAAGCGCGATATGGTAATGCTGCGCTTAATCGAATAATAAGCGATACTTGCACCCCTAATCATATTCGCGCAGAAGCTATAGAAATACAATCAAACTACAACAACCTTATGAAACTTTACAAGGAATATCTCAATGACAAATGTTAAGCACACCCCCACAGCTGAACAACAAGCCATCATAGACGCCGCGAAGGAGACGAAAGAGAACCTCATCGTCATGGCCCTCGCCGGTGCGGCAAAGACCAGTACGCTCGTTATGATCGCCGAGGCCGTCAACGAGCCCATGCTCTGCCTCGCCTTCAACAAGAAAATCGCAGACGAGATGAAGGAACGCCTTCCCCCGACCTGCCAGCCCATGACCCTTAATTCCCTGGGCCATCGCACTTGGGCCGCATGTCTAGGCAAGCGCATCATTCTCGAGAAGGACAAGAACTTCAACATCCTTACGAACCTCGTCAAGGAACTCGGCAAGAAGGAACAGGAGTTGGCGTATGAAGAATTCGCCGACACCCTCAAGCTGATCGAGATGGGCAAGTCCTGCGGTTACATTCCAACCGGGCACTTCAAAAACGCGAAGCGACTGATGGAATGCGAGGAGTTCTTCGGTCACATCGAAGACATGCCCTCGGCGCTTCAAGAGAAGCTCGTCCGTGAGGCAACGCTCGTCTCTATCAAGATGGCCCTCGAAGGAAAGATCGATTTCTCCGATCAAATCTTCATGCCCACCCTCTTCCCCGCCATGTTCGACACCTTCCCTACAACGCTGATCGATGAGGCCCAGGACCTTTCCGCCTTGAACCACATGACACTGCGAAAGCTGGTCGGCAAGCGCCGCCTCATTGCCGTGGGCGATCCCAATCAGGCGATCTACGGTTTCCGTGGGGCGCACGAAGACTCGATGACCAAACTGCAAGAAGACTTCCAGATGAAGCCTTTCACCCTTTCCATTTCCTTCCGCTGCCCGAAGAATGTGGTGAAGGAAGCTCAGTGGCGCGCACCTCACATGAAGTGGGCCGACTGGGCGAAGGACGGAGAGGTCAAGCACCTTACCGAGTGGGCCGCTGATACCGTTCCGCAGCACGCCGCGATCATTTGCCGCAACAACGCTCCACTCTTTTCAATGGCAATCAAGCTGTTGAAGAACGGCCGCTACCCGCAGATCATCGGCAACGACATCGGCAAATACCTGCTGAAGGTCATGAAGAAGTTCGGCAAGTCAGACCTTCCTCGCGAACAGGCCATTGGAATGCTTTCCGAATGGATCACCGAGAAAGAAAAGAAAACTCGCAACAAGGCAAAGGTCTGGGATCAGGCCGCTTGTCTCCGCGTCTTCCTCGATCAAGGCGAAACCTTGGGCGATGCCCTCGCCTATGCCGAACACCTCTTCAACTCCCAAGGCTCTATCCAACTGATGACCGGGCACAAGTCCAAGGGGCTGGAGTTCGACACCGTGTTCGTCCTCGACCGGGAACTCATCAAGATCGAGGACGGGCAGGAGAAGAACCTTCTCTACGTCATCCAGACCCGATCGAAGGACAAGATGTACTACGTCACCTCGGACACCTTCTTCGATGAGGCAGGAGAGTGAAGGAAGTTCTTTGGAACACTGCTGCGGGATTAATCCTTATCAGTACGATTTATACAATCGCCTGGGCATGGGTGACATTCTTCTGAGTTTCGGATATGGGTGGTTCTTCCAACGAACGGCCCATATCCATCCTCCTCTAAAATAATCCTTGCCTTTTCGTTCGAGATTAGGCATTATGTGTGTGTCGGTAAATCCGTCAATTTTTAAACCCCAAAGGAACCAACTCCAATGACCAAGACCATCTCGATCTCCGGTGAAGCCTTCGAAGTCACCGCCCCCTACGCCGCAGGCCACACGCTCAACGAGGCCGAAGCCAAGGTTCTGAACCAGACGCGCGCCGAAAACATCGGCAACAACTTCCGCGCCGATGTGAAGAAGGCCCTCGAAGCCGGCACCCCTGATGCCATCGCCGCCGTCCGCACCGCCCTGGCCGAATACGATGCGTCCTACCAGTTCTCCATGACGACCGCTCGCACCCCGATCGATCCGATCGAGGCCGAGGCCATCAAGATCGCCAAGGAAGTTGTCAAGGCCCGCATCACCGAGAAGTTCGGCCTCACCCTGAAGAAGTACCTCGAGATCGAGGGCAATCAGGCCAAGTACGACGCCTCGGTGGAGAAGATCGCTGGCCAGGAAGACACGCTCAAGATCGCCAAGAAGCGCGTCAACGACAAGAAGAAGACGCTGGACATCAGCGCCGACACCGACCTCTAAGTCGTGTCGCCGGGGCGGAAGGTTTTTGGATTGGTCTCCTTCCTTCCGCCCACAGTTTGCAGCGGTGTGTCCTCCCTAGAGCACCGTAACTTCCCCTGCCGAGACCAATTCGGTAGGGGCTTTTCTTCAGGAGCAATGATGACAATTCGCTTCCAGTTTGCTCATCCGTGGCTTCGTCGCACTCCCCTTCCGTTTCGTACTGGGCGGTGGAAGTGTTGGGAGCCACGTTCGCGCTACATGCCCCATCAAGGAACCAAAGAGATGGCCAGGCGTAAGGCGCGTATGGAACCTCATGCTGCCGCATGAGAAGAGGCCCCGGCGTGAGATACCCACCCCGTTCCTCGCCGGGGTCTATCCAATTCAAACTGTAACGGTTGCCCCGCCAAGGTTTGAGTAGTTCTCGCGGGGGAGGAAACAGAACCCGCGAGAACTTTTCCCTTCAACCAAGGAACCCCCACATGACCGAATTCACAGCCTACCTTCGCGGCCTTTCATTCCGCCCCATTGAGGCCAAGAACCTTGTCAATAATTTCCAGGGCAATGAAACTCTGCACCTCCAGCGGGAACCCGGCAACCAGTATGATCCGAACGCGATCATGGTCCTCGACCCCGAGACACAAATCCACATCGGCTACGTTGCCAAGGAAGTCGCCATCGAACTCGCCCCGTTGATGGACGAGGAGCGGAACTTCCGCTGCACCGTCGAGGGCCTCGCGCCCAAAACTGTCATCCTCAAGATCGAAGAAGTCCAGGTCGCCGAAACGGCACTTGCCGGTGCCCATGAGGAAGACGACTTCTTCTAATGAAGGAATTCCTCTACGACGCTCTCGCTACTCAGTTTGGTATTATCCTCAAGTCGGATAATCCCGAAAAGTTGCGGGAGCGTCTCTATAAGTTGCGCGGTGCCGAACCGGAGTTCGCTGATCTTTCCTTCATCATTTCCCCTCTCAACCCAGAGACTGATCTTTGGATCGTCAAGCGAGTAAACAATGAGAAAGTCTAAGGAAGCACTCCAGAAGCACACGCTCCAGCTCTTCGATGGCGACTACGCCAGAATTCAGGCCCTTCATCCTGACGTCGGCGCAGCCTACATTATTCGGACAATCGTCCGCACTTATATCCAGAAAGTTGATCCCGCAGTGGACACTTCACAAATCAAGGGTGATATTGATGTCTGATCTTACCGAACTCTTTTCGCGTGATCCTCTCCGACTTTCGAAGGACGACGTTCGTGCCATCGTCCTCGCCTATCGGGAGAAGCGCAAGCAGTTCAACCTCGGCGGCACCCTCGCCGGCAAGGTAAAGCCCGCACCAGCCAAGTCGATGGCCTTGGCGAATGCAGTCAAATCCGATGACCTCGACATTTGACCAGCAGATCGCCGAGGCACTCGACAAAGCCCTCGACAAGATCGAGAAGGAATACGAGGCCGAAGTCCTCGCCGTCGAACTTCTTTTGAAAGAATGTGGCCGGGACAAGGTTGCCCCAGCCAAAGATTACTGGCACAAGCTGGACCGCCTACGGCGCAAGGTAAATTTGATGCGCGAAATAACGGAGACCAATCATGGCCGAGACAAATCGTAGACTTGACGGCACCTTCTTCGCGTGGGACAGCACGATGCTGAAGTCTGCCGAGAAGTGCCCCAGGTATTTTCAATACAAGATGATTGAAGGATGGCAACCCCATCGCAAATCAGTCCACCTTCTTTTCGGAGGCCACTATGCCAAGGCGCTTGAGCGCTATCATCGTTGGCGTGCTGAAGGTCTAGACCTCGACAGCGCCCTCGAGTCCGTTGTCCTTCTCGCCCTTACCGAAACCTGGGAAATCGTTGGCTCCAAAGATGGAGTTCCGATAGGTAAGCCGTGGGACTCGATGGACAATTCCAAGACGCGCGAGACTCTGATCCGTTCAATCATCTGGTACATCGACGAGTTCGCCGAAGACTCCCTCAAGACCGTCATTCTTCCTGACGGCAAGGCCGCGGCGGAATTGTCCTTCACCCTTGCAGTTGATGATGACATTCTTTTCTGCGGACACCTTGATCGTTTGTGCGATAATGGAGACATCTACATCGCGGATAACAAAACTACTTCCTCCGTCATCACGCAGCGGTTCTTCGATCAGTTCTCTCCCGATACTCAGTTCTCCCTCTACACCTTCGCCGGTCAGGCCATCTACAATATCCCCATTGCAGGTGTCGTAATCGATGCGGCGCAAATCCTCGTCGGCGGAACCAAGTTCGACCGTGGTTTTTCTTTCCGCACAAAGGAACAACTTGATGAGTGGTATGACGGCGCGATGGACCTCATCAATATAATCAACAAGTACATTTCCGCAGATGAACCTCTGCCCATGAATGCGTCTTCTTGCGGCAATTACGGTGGTTGTGAGTTTCGTGCCGTTTGTTCCAAATCACCTTCTCAGCGCAAACCATTCCTGAAGGCCGACTTCACGCAGGGGGTGGCATGGAACCCGCTCGAAAGAAGGTAGAATTAGCTCGTCTCGACGTCGCGGAAGTAGTCTGCGTAGATAACGGCCAAGTCAAAGCCTTCCCGCTTTATGTTATCGGTGATGAGCTTTACGCCGACATCTTCGGATATTACTTCATGCTCCAGTCTGACGGTTGGATACTACGAACCTCATGGCGGTGGGAACACTTCCGCAATCTTCCCTGCAACATCATGCCCAACTCCCTCGGAAGGATCATCCTTTGCCCAAGCTTGACCAACACCACTCAGGAAAATTCACCAAACTCCTCTACCTCGGTGACTCCGGCACCGGGAAAACCGGTTCCCTCGTCTCACTTGTAGCAGCAGGATACAAGCTCCATGTTCTCGATTATGATAACGGGCTGGACGTACTCAAAGAATTTGCCAAGCGGGATTGTCCAGACAAGCTTCAGAACGTGGACTACATCACGCTCCGCGATCAGTATAAGGCTGGTCCAACAGGGCCGATGGTCGCAGGTGTCCCCAAAGCCTTGGTTAATACTATCAAGTATCTCAACAAGTGGGACGATGAGACAGTGCCATCTGAATGGGGCGATAACCACATTCTTGTGGTTGACTCTCTTACGGGCCTTGGTAAGGCAGCGTTCGAGTGGGCCAAGGGAATGAACCCCGGCGCGAAAGAACCCAGGCAGTGGTATCACACCGCGCAACAGGCCGTGGACAACGTGCTTTCGCTCTTGACATCTGAAGGATTTCGTGCTAACGTGGTCATCATTGCTCACGTTCAGTTTATCGAGAACAAAATCGACGGCACCATTCGAGGCTATGCCAACACCATCGGCAAAGCCCTCGGCCCAATGGTGCCAACCTACTTCAACACTATGGTCCTCGCCCGGTCTTCCGGGCAGGGCGCAAGTGTGAAGCGGACCATCGTTACTGGTCCGACTACGATGATCGACCTTAAAAACCCTGCGCCGTTTAAGGTTGATCTTGAACTACCCCTAGGCACAGGACTTGCAACTTTGTTCAACAAACTCAAGGAACTTTGACCACATGGTTAATTTTGCAGAAGCCCTCAACACTAAGTCCAACTCTATCGAACGTCCCCCGTTGATCCCGATCGGAACCTACTCGGCCATCGTCACCAAGGTGCCCGCTATCGAGACTATCGGCGACGGCAAGTGGGACGTGCTCGATTTCCAGCTTCGCCTCCAGGCGCCGCAGGATGATGTGGACACTGAAGCCCTCGCAGAATACGGCGGCCTCGGCCCGCAGTCTGTCCTTCGTCACCGCTTCATGTTCGCCAAGGATGACGAGGCGGCGTTCAAGCGCACCCTGTTCAACCTGAAGAACTTCCTCACGAAGCATCTCCTGATCGAGGAAGGGCCGGAGACGGAGCTGAAGGAACTCATCAACAACTCCGTCAACTGCCAGTGCCTTGTCTACGTCAAGTGGCGTGCGGACAAGAACGATGCCGAGCTGTTCTACAACGAAGTCGGCAAGACCGCTCCGATCGAGTGATCCATTGGGGGAGAGGACTTCAGTCTTCTCCCCTTCCTCAACTCCAGGAGCGAACATGACATCAGGAAATTTTCAATCTTTCCCTGTTGACTCCATCACCTTCGACCGTGAGAAGCGTCAACGCAAGGAACTCGTAGGGATCAAGGAACTCGCTTGGTCCCTTAACGCCGTCGGCCAGATCAATCCGATCACCATCACCCGTGAGGGATTGTTGATTGCGGGCGAACGCCGACTGACTGCGGCGAAGGAACTCGGCTGGACTCACATCACTGTGCAGTTCGTCGAAGACCTCGACCCCACATCATTGCATCTTCTCGAACTCGAGGAGAACGTCCGCCGCGTTGATCTGTCATGGCAAGATCAGTGCCTCGCAGTCGAAGAATATCATAAGCTTCGGTCCGAGTCTGATCCCACATGGACGGCGGACAAGACCGCCTCGGCCCTCGGTATGACGAAATCCAACGTCTCGGAGAAGCGATCCATTGCCCAGGAAATCATCCGGGGTAACACACGGATCAGCGAGGCTCCGAAATTTTCTGTCGCCAAGGGCATCGTCACGCGGGAGAACGAACGCAAGCGGGACTCCGTAATCGCCAAGGTCGAAGAGGCCGTGACCGGAGAGGTTCCAGAAAAGAAGGAGGCACCATTACTCCATGCCGACTTTAACGAGTGGGTTAGAACCTACACCGGCGCGAGGTTCAACTTCATCCATTGCGATTTCCCCTACGGTGTCAATGCTGACAAGCATGATCAAGGAGCAGCGGCCGCCTTCGGCGGATACGCAGACGGAGAGGACGTATATTGGAAGCTTCTTGACTCCCTCGCCTACAGCATGGACAATGTGGTCGCTGAGTCCGCGCACCTCATGTTCTGGTTCTCGATGGATTTCTACCAGCCGACTATCGAGAAGCTTTCCGAGATGGGTTGGGACGTCCAGAGGTTCCCTCTTATCTGGCACAAGTCTGATAATATGGGAATACTTCCAGACCCCTCCAGAGGTCCACGTCGTATATACGAAACCTGTCTGATCGCCTCTCGGGGCGACCGGAAAATCATTCGTGCAGTGTCTAATGTAGTGTCTTCCCCCACAACCAAGCAAATCCACATGAGCGAAAAACCTGTGGCGATGCTTACCAAATTCATGGAGATGTTTGTTGACCAGTATTCAATGGTCCTCGATCCCACCGCCGGCAGTGCGAACGCACTCAAAGCTGCGAAGTTACGCGGCGCGTCTGTTGTTCTCGGCCTCGAACAAAACCTCGAATTTTTCAACCGTGCAAAGGAGCACTTTTTCAATGATGAACTCTGACCTGACCAAGACCCTCGAAGAGCGGCACAAAACACACGGCTCTTTCGAGGACCATGCCCGCATCACGCAGCGCCTGAAGGGCGTAGCGAATGATGAAATCTACCAGCGGTTCACCCGCAACCAACCCCCACTCACCCCACGTCAGTCGGAAGCTTTGGAGATGATCCTCCACAAGATCGGCCGCATCATTGCAGGAGACGCAAGCTATGAAGATCACTGGACGGACATCGCGGGCTACGCGCAAATCGCCAAAGGCAACGAGCCGAAAGCGGAAACCGAAGCCGTTACCCTCAACGCAGCTGGAGTACGTGATGCAGGATTGGGCGGCTAACACCATGCGAGAACTTACAAACAAGACATGCAAGCCGGTACCTCTTGGCGCTATCGTAACTCCGACAGCGCCAACACCATCCAACAACTTCACCAGCAACGTGATGGACGTGAACCAGAAGCTCGAGTTCGCCATGAATGAAGTCGAGCATCTGGTCTACAAGTTCTGTGGCGCAGCTCCGGTGCCGGACCTCGACCGCAACCCACCTGAACAAGGCATCGTCGTCACGATGATCTGGGCACTGAACCAGCAGCGTGCGATGATCGATCGCATCAACACTGCCGTTCAGCGCCTTAACGAAAGTCTTTAACCATATCGTTCGCCGGGAGAACTACCCATATCATGCTTATGATTGTTAGCGATTACTGGTCAGAAGAAGACGAAAATGCAGGACGTCCGCTGGCCGGTTCCGCTGGGAAGTTCCTCCGGTTCATGCTCTCCACCAAGGGCATAGAAATGAATGATGCACATATCACCTGCGTTTTCAATCGGCGTATTGCCGATCTGAAGTCCGCATGTGTGACGAAGGGGGAAGGCATTGCCGGTCTTCCCCCTCTCTTTCCAAACAAGTATTGCCCCGCGAAATTCGCACCGGAACTCGCTCGGCTTCATAAGGAAATCAGAAATGCAAACCCCACCTGCATTCTCGCCCTCGGCAACGTCGCCGCATGGGCGCTTCTCCGTACCTCTGGCATTAAGAAGTTCCGCGGTACTCCTCTGTATTACACTGGCGGGCATCGTCCCTTCAAGGTCTTCCCAACCTACCATCCAACCGCCGTCTTCCGCGAGTACTCACTTAAGCCAGTACTCTTTGCGGACATCGACAAGCTTTCAAAAGAACTCAAGTTTCCCGAGATTCGTCGCCCGCAGAGGTCGATCTGGATTGAACCCACTCTGGATGACCTTATGCATTTCGAGCAAGAACACATTCTTCCTGCATCATCGCTGTCGGTTGACATCGAAACCTCAGGCACGATGATAACGTGCATTGGCTTTGCCACCTCACCAGAATTGGGCATTGTCGTTCCGTTCACTGATGCAGTGCAGAAGGACGGATCATACTGGCGCACCGCAGAAGAAGAAGTCGAGGCTCTTCTGTGGTGCAAGCGCCAATGTGAGAGGTCGATCACAAAGATTGGACAGAACTTCCTTTACGACATGCAGCATCTCTGGCGCAACTACGGCATCAAGATCGGCGGACACGTCAACGACACCATGCTCCTACACCACTCCCTTCAGCCCGAGATGGAAAAAGGTCTCGGCTTCCTCGGCTCCATCTACACCAACGAGGCTTCATGGAAATTCATGCGGCATAAAGAAACGATTAAGAGGGAAGACTGATGATCTATGTCGCGTCACCATACTCACATAAGAACCCCATCGTCGAGGACCATCGGTTCACCATGGCCGAAGAGTACGTTGCTGCGTGCTTTCGTCAGCGCCTCGTCGCCTTCTCCCCCATCTATTATTGCCATCCCCTTTCCCGCAAACTGAAGCTTCCCGGTGATTACAAATTCTGGAAGGACTTCAACAACACAATGATGAGGCGCGCGGAACAAATCCACGTTCTTCAGCTGATCGGTTGGCGCGAGTCTCGCGGGGTGCAGTATGAATTGAACATGGCCCAGGAGCTGTGCATCGAAATCATCTAC